CCTCGTTACCACCGCTAAGTATCACTAGCGAAATAAGACGTCTGGAAGCATCGCGCTTGATCGGTCTCCAAAGGAGTTAAACCATCCAGGTGTTGGCTCATATGTTATTAAAACATCCAACAGTGCTGGCACACTCAAGGTTAGCGAAATTAAGGCACGTAGACCACGACTCAGACCTCTTACCCTCTAAACTGTCTTGTACAGTTTCAACACATCCTACTTCACTGCATCCCCAAAGGGCAGAAGCGTGAACGTGAAGACCCTGCACTCAACAGGTGACACAACAGAAACAACAAACCACGGAAACTAAACCTTAGAATTGGTTTCAAGAAGACTACTAGCAAAAGCTTCGTCTTCATATAACGTGGTTGGGCTCCAGGATGTCAACGGCACTACTCTATGTTTTGTAACAGAATAAGAGTCAGTGAAAATCCGACAAAAATCAAACTTCTTTTGCTGCCAAATGTGATACCAATGCAGCTTGTCGGTCCTCTCATTGGCACAGAACTTCACAGCCTTCTTACAAATCTCTCTGTTCTTCTTGACGATACTTCGAATACGTTTTTTTGTTGCGATCTTACAAGGATCACTGGCATTTTCAAAATCGAAGAGTTTATCCAGGGGCGCACTACGCCAGATCCGATGATTCAGCTCTTTTTCAAGAACTGAACGATCATCATTGGACATAAGCGTCCCATCGTCAAGTAGTGAATACTGATAAGCAAGATCCTCCGCAATCGGAGTGAGCCGCTCGAGACAACGGTCATAAAACTGCAAAAGCAATTTATGATTTGACCAGTCGACTTTATCAGTGACAGGAGTAGGTTTCAAATATTTGTAATTAGCGTAAATAACACCCGCCATCTTCAGATCCAAGGTACTCAATTGAGAACGAGCGCCGATATACAAACCGAGCCCCGAAAGCCATTCTGGTAGAAACCAGGAGACGCCGGAAAGCTCAGGTGCATGTAACACATCGTAATTGTATCGAATAAAAAGATCAGTTAGAAGCAGGTAGGATTTGGAAAAAAGTGAATGTTCTGTAGGAAGAGAGAGCTCCTCATCTCTGAGGGCAGAAGTGATTAATTCTCTATGTTTTGAACCGAGTCCACAAATCGAAGAGGAGAATTTGTCCTCCACACCGTGCCCTGATGCGACCGATCTCTTGAACCCTTTCAGCAAACCAAAGTTTACATACGGGATTCGAATAAAAGAGCATCGGCCAGGATGATTACGTAATAGAAACGATTGCGAATTTATTTCAACAAACTTATCAACGTAGAAAGTCTTTCCGATAGAATCGAAAAGACCAACTACAGAAGAACGGTTCGTCCAAAGATGATAACGCGAAAGTCTAAATGCCAAATCATCGCCGTTTATGACGAGAGGAATTTTCTTCATATGGAAGAAGCGGCCTCGATCGACCTCCATTGCGGAGCGACAAACGGTAAAATTTATCAGGCACAAAAGGGGAAAAGAAAGTACTTTCCCCATGGGTTGTGAATTGACTTGTTCACCCCATTTCTCTATCTTGCACGCCTTCGTGCTAAAACGAGAAAAATAATGTACTTCATTGCCGACTAAAGAACGTACGGCTAAACGACAGAGGTTGGGGAATGAACCCCACAAACCAAGACGTTCCAAAATAACTTCGATCGCTTCCAAAGAAGCCCAACGACGCATCTTGTTAGTAGCATCGTCGTAGTCACCACAACAAAAAGGTGCTGGGTAGTGATCCTCACCGAAGATTTCTTCCAAGTATTCTGCATCAATAGGTTGATCAATACAGAAACATTTGAAACGGGCGAGAGTTTTCCAAAGAAAATTCTGCAAGGGTTTGAGTAGGAAAGATTCCAGACTGGGACCTTTCGTAATACCTCGAGCTTTCAAAGCCTCGGCAAGAGAGAGTAACTTAATCTCTGGCTTCTCTTGAAGAGCGAAAGCCGCCAACTGTTCGATATCAAGGTCATTACACCGTTTGACACCGAGGTCGACTTGCACAAAGGGTACATTTTCCCAAATGTTCCGATAACGAGATTCAAGTTGAACCGAACCGTCTTCTTTTTCAGAAGCCGGAACAGAAGTTGGTTGAATACAGCGTACCTCAACGACTCTGGTTTGAATAACCGGATTCGCTTCCATCGTCCCCTCCAAGGCGATTCTAACGGGAAGTAACTGACCCCCGTTCGAAACAGAATTATCAACTCCAGCAGAAATGCTAGGTTGAAAATCCCACTCTAAACCGGGATCCCCCGGAGGAATAGCCTCGAAGACGGTTCTCCTAAGTTCCTGACGAAAAACATCTCGATTATAAGAATCAATACGCTGAACGTCGAAATCTTGTGCTGAACAGCAATGGGTAGGAGAGCAGATGACAAGATCCTCAAATGAGTGATCTACAGGAGGAGTAGTCATAGTAGTAAACGTTGACTGCTCGTTTTGGTCTAAAAACCAGTCATCAGGACGAGGGGCACCCTTCTTACAGCCACGTGCCACTGTATCAACTAGAGAGAAGAAAGTAACAAGGCTCTGACGTTTTAAAAGCGCCAAAAAGTTATTACACCTCTTATCAGCAAGAAGATTAGCAGAGTGTCTCTTAGTAAAAGGGCAAGGAGGAAAATACCTATTCTCTTTAAAATGAGAAGAGAAATAGGCTAAACGGAACTTAGCGACCTTAATCCATGTACGAAGTTCAGGGTCAAGTTCGTAAGCTTGTGCTACAATTTGGATCCAAGAGCGAATAAGTACGGCTCTTAGTTCGGGGCTGTCGAAACCATAAAGTACAAAAGATAAAGCCACATCACGGATGACCACCCAAAGGTTTTTTGCGCCTTCGGTGGTGTAAGCGGCTATAGGGACTCGATATTCACGATTCGCATCATGAACAGCGGATCTAGAGAAAAAGAATGTCGAAAAATAGTTGACAAGTTCGGGGACTTCAGGACACTGTTCCTGGTCAACCTGTAGAACTTTCTTTCTATCTCCCTGCAACAAGCAAAGTGGTGTCTGGAAAACGAGATCTTCTCGGGGCACTACTCCCAAGTCGGATACGACTAAAGTTGTCGGTCCAATCTGTTCACTTTGTGTCTTGAGGGCTACCTCTAAAGGCATATCAACCTCAAAAGACTCTACTTCATCCTCGACGGGAGTGGTAGCTAGGCCATAGTGCATGGCAGTCTTGCAGGTTTCTTCGGTAGTCATACCCGAGGAAAGAGATTCCGGAGCCCTATAGGGACGGAGTTTTGGAGAATTCTTCTTTGTAAGTGCAA